CGCTTTATCTTTAGGAGCGTCTGCGGGCTTGTTAGGCACTTCTTTTGGTGTCACTGGTTTTTCTGGTGTTGGCTTAGTTGGTTCTTCCGGAATGTGCAATTCTGGCAAGTCAAGGACAGGGGCATCGTTTGGCACTGTGCCACCTTCAAATGGTGGGAGCTCACGTTCTTCTGGAATACCAGGGATACCACCTTGGAACTCTGGCTTATCATGTACTGGGGCTTCATTAGGAACTGTTCCGATTGGCTCAGTATACTCCGGTAATTCTCGCACCTCTGGGATTCCGGGGATACCGCCCTCAAATTCTGGGATGTCAACTTTTGGTGCGTCGTGTGGAATTTCAAAGGTTGGTTCTGGTTTGTTTTCACCGCTTGCGTCACCACGGCCGCCAACCAATTGAACCTTAGATGTTGAGATAGCCCCAGCATCTACCGCTACCAGCGTAGCCTTGTTCGTTGGGTTAGTTGAGTCTTTAACCGCTGACTTCAAACGTGTTTGATAGTCAATGTACATAATGCGGTTGAATTCCTTGAATTTAGCGTCAAATCCGTCTGCTCGGACGTTCCAACTTTCAAGGTAATCCTTAGCTGAATAGTCGATGCCAGTCCACTTAACAGGATCTTCAACAAAGTAGATGTTTTGTGAGCCGTCCACAAATTCTTGATTATCTGACCAAGTATCTTGCAATTTTGCATAATTCAAGACCTGACGAGCTGTATTGAGACGTAGCGTCCAGTTAATGATTTGTGGGTTATCTTTATTTTGGCTACCCCACTTAGATAAGAGCTCATCAGTTGGAAGTGGCCCTTCCTCTGCAATAGTGAATGTCTTAACAGTACCGTCGAAATTGACTGTCACTGGTTTGCCAGACTCAACGACATCAAGCCATTTAGCATCGAACTTGAGCGACATCTTTTTATTCAAAGGGTGCTCAGTGAAATAATTGTTAAATGTTGTAGTAATTACTCGTGTTTGAGCGTCTGCATTGGCTTTACCAACGATGTTCTCGT